ATCTTTGTCGTCTTTATCTTTGGCACTTTCAATAGCCGCGCTTGCCGCAACTCCGTCTAACTCTTTTGTGTCTATTACCAATTTTGCGCTTAAATCGGCGCGAGTTCCATTCTCGGCTTGGAGTATCTGCAATGCTAACTTGCCCGCGGAAACGGGGTTTCCGAACATTGCATTTTTAACCAAATCCGTATAGCCGCAATTATTCGCAATATTGCATATTGCTTTCATTCGTTTACGCTCTTGCATAACGCCGTCTAATTTGATTGCGTTATACAGTTCCGGATTCTTTGCAAGCAAAGCGGCTTTCTTCTCTTCCTCTTTGCTTTCATTCTTTCCTTCCGTATCTTCTTCTTCTTCCTCTTCATCTTCCTCATCTGACGTATTTTCTTCCGCCTTTGATGCCGAAGCCACCGCTTGAACGGCATTCTTTTCCTCAAGTTCATCGTCTTTCATAAACGATTCTCCTTTCGATAAACTATTTATAATTCCCTCTAAACTTCCTAATGAATCAGCCATACCCACCTTTACGGCATCAGTAGCGAGCAACACGCCGCCTTTTCCGTAATTATCTTGAACATATACGCTATTGGTCCCGCGATTTCGAGATATAGCCTCAATGAATATGTCCGCCAAACCGTCTAATTCTCTTTGTAAAGCAGATTTTCCCTCTTTGGAATTTGGGTCTAATCGCTTATTTGGCGATTGCGAACTTACAATTTCATAGTTTTTAATGCCTGCTTTTTCGTCCATTTCAGAATAATCGCTCCAAGAAGCAACCACTCCGATACTACCAATCATAGCGGTTTCATCTGCGATTATTTTGTCTGCCGCCGAAGCAATCCAGTAAGCCGCGCTTGCGCCCGTCCCTGAAATATAGGCATAAATCGGTTTTTGTCCGCGGGCGGCGTATATTTGGTTTGCAAATTCATTGATTCCTGTGATGTTTCCGCCCGGACTGTCGATGTGTAAAACTATTGCTTCCACATTTGAGTCGTTTAATGCTTCCCCAAACCTTAAAGCCAAAGTATCTACACTTGTTCCGCCGCTCCATTCTGTAAATAAACCACCGTGCGGAATTATAACTCCGCCAACATTCAAAATAGCCACACCATCGCGAATTTTCAGGTTTCCGCTTTCGCTTTTTACGGCAGGAATAGACAATACGGCATCTTTATCGCATAATTTTCGGCTCGCAACTTCAATAATGGAATCTAACTTATCTGGCATAATCGCCCAATGTCCGTTATGTATTGCGTTTAATACTCTTGTCGGTAATTTATCACTCATTACAATCCGCCCCTTTTAATAATTTTCTTCAAAAACTATATTAAAAAACAAGGAAATCGCGGGAAACTACCCGTCTTTATTACCCTGTTCGCTTTCTTCTTCGTAAGGGAACATTCCGCTTCCCGTCAAATACGGCAATTTTGCCTCTTCCGCTAGCCGTTTTTCTTCCGCTTGCGCTTTGACTATGTCCCTATAATCCATTCCCACAAGTTTGCTCGATTCTATTTGCTTTGTGCTTAATCCTGCATTTATACGCTTTTCGGCGGCGGTTACTTCTTTAACCTCGTCAATTTGCGGCATTCCCGAGCCGATAAAATATGCTCCCGAATACGATAATTTTGACATAGGATTTGTTAAATATCCCGGAGCGCGTATTCTGCCTTTTATAGTTGCTTCCAGTAACCATTCTTCGTAAATCGGCTGGCAAAACTGATTCACAAAGTTAGTTCTTTCAATCATAATAGTTCTAAAAAAGTCTAACATTGCCGCGCGGCTTGCGGAATAACTGCTTGAAAAATGCTTTATCAAAACTTCAAAAGGTATTCCGAGAGCCATTCCTATTTGTTTAATGCAAGCCAAAAAGAACGGGTCGTATTGTGCGCTTGGTCTTACAGATTCGGCAATCCTCGCCTTTTCTCCCGGTGCAAAATCTACCCAAGAGCCGTTTCCAAGCATAAATTTATTGTTTGGGTGTTCCCACGGTGGTGTAATCGGATTGTCGTTTCTATCTTTGTAATAATCTACCGAGCCTGTTAACGTATCTTCAAGCGGACGTTCAACAAAAACCGACAACAACGCATTTGTTATAGCCGCCTGTAATTCAGCCTCGCTAAATTTAGTTATTTGCTTGATGGTGTATATTACCGGTGCGAGGGCGCCTACGCCGCGACTTTGTCCGATTCTGTTTTTATCCATAAGATGTAAAACATTTTTGCGTCCTGTATTTGCTCCGTAAAACGGAACACGCTTCCAAGTTGCCATACCACCGGAAGCCGATAAAAAATCCGTTCCCGGGTGACTGCTTCTTATATGAATCGCAATAGGAACACCATCTTTGTCATATTCTATTCCGCCGCGAATTTTATCACTATCCGCACCGTCGTCAGGGTTTGACACGCGTTCGGCTTCTATTAACTGAACACGTAAATCATACGGCATCATCGGACGTTCTTTATACGGCAATAACACAAAACAGTCTCCGCTTATAAACTTTTCCTGAAATGCCAAACGTTGCAAGCCGCCAAAATCTAATCTTCTTTGAAAATCGCACTCGCTGCTTTCACTCCATAATCTAAATTCTTGCTGTGTTTTATCTTGCCACTCAATAGCCTGTTCGTCTGAAATGTTTATATAATCTTTATCTATCGCAGATTGAAATCGCAACCCCGAGCCAATTACTCCATCTACCATTGTTTTAAGCGCGCCTGTTGCTGCAGGAGCATTGCGGACTAAATCACGCGACCTGTCGCGCAACATTTTCTGCGACGACAGTATTTCAGAATCGGCGTCCCCTGAAGAAACAAGCCAATTTTCGAGAGATGTTTTATTGCTTGCGCCCGAGTATGGCGAATGCATAGTTGTTCTTGCGCGATGTTGAAATCCGCCTCGTTGTGTTGCATAAATTCTACTGTTTTGCCTATTCATAATCAGTCAAACGTCGGAATTACGCGGCGAAATACGCGAAGTCCGTCTCCGGTTAATTGTGATAGTGTTTTATCCCAGTACTGAAATGCTTTCATTATCTCGGATAAATTCATGCGTTTCATAGTTGTACCTGCGACGGAGTATGATTCAGCAAAGCGATTTTCGGCAAAGAACTTTTGCGCTCCTGCGTATAGTTGCCGCATTTCTGTGGCTTCTTTGATTCGCTCTTCTTTCGTCATAAATGCTCCAAGAAATATAGTTTTGCTGAAAACTATATAAAAAGTTCGGGAAATCGCGGGAAGTTTACGACTTTATCGCTTTGGAGAGTTTATTCTTCGTAAGGGAACATCTAAATATGGATTCCGTCTATTCTGTTTCGACGGGAATATCCGTTTATGGAATCTGTTATAGGTTTTGAATTTTCATTTATATTTACTTTTGGAATAGTTATCTGTTTGCTGTATCGCGCTGCCAATGCTTCCCAATTCGGGTTTAAGTATCTAATCGCCACAAGATTATATACCGCTAAGTCCAAACCCTCGTTTCGCGCATCTTTCGGTTTCCACCATTGAAGTTTCTTATAGCCATACCGATAAACTGCAATTTTTCGCTCGCAAGTCAGTGAAGCAAAATATGCCGCGTTATATCCTGCGCTCTCGTTGTCGGGAAAATGGAAATATCCCGGTCCTGTATTTTCGATTTTCAAGCGCGCATAAATTAAATCTTTCGCTTTATCCACGCCGACCCGAAACAACGCGCATTTATTTCGGGTGTTGCGGTGCGGCTTGTGCATTATCGGTGTTGATGACTGCGAACTTCCTTTGAGCGCAAAAACTCGCATTCGCTCACGCGGCAAGGTATAATTATATACGGTGTCCGTTGTCGTATCTATCCCTCCGCTGTCAATCATTACGCAAGCGATACGCATTTCAAATCCATTCTCGCGCCTAAATGCTTTCATTCGCAAATCGTCCAATCTCTGCCAAACACTCGGATAGTCAGGGTCGGGGCTGTGTAACTCCGTTGTAGGTCCCTCAATGCGCCCATATTCGATACCCCAAGATTCCTCATCTTTCCCCCAGCCGCGAACTTCATATTCAAGACGAGTCTTCTGCACGTCCACCGACATTGTGAGAATCAGCACGCCCTCGGGAACTTGCGCTTGATATTGTTCCACTCTCCGAGAAAGATACTCCTCTGCAATCGTTTCTCCCTGTTCTTCCCACGGCAAACCAAGAATTGTGTTTGTGAACACTTGCTTTTTTTCGGGGTCGTTTCCCGCTTCTTCAAATTTTTTTGCAATATTTGCCCACGAAAGCCAACCAACAGGCGCATACAGAGAAGAAATATGAAAACCCGCTCGCCAATGTCCGGGGTTTTGTGCTTTCCACTTTCCGCGTTCTAACATTTCCGTTTTTTGATATTCCTGAATCGGAGTTATGCACCGTGGGCAATGAAGCGCAATGTCTGTATAAATCTTTTTCGTCCATTGCAATTGCTCAAACAATATCTCAAAATATCCCTCTTCTCGCGTTTCCTCAAAACTTAAACCTGTAACATCTCGGTCGCTCGCACAATGTGGGCATGGGACTAAATATTTTCTTTGGTCGCTATCTAAATACAGTTTCCATATTCTTGATGTTTCTTTCATAGTTGGCGTTGAAGCATAGAACATTTTAGCGTGTGGAAATGTTGCCACTCTTGCCTTTGCCAAATCCAAAGGGTCGCCCTCTTCACCGGCGCTTAACGGGTAACGGTCAACTTCGTCAAATGCAATATTGCCAATTGGCATAGATGCCAAAGAAGCGGGAGAATTTGCGCCACTCAAAACAACGTAACCGCCGGGATATACTTTTTCTAACAAACTATTTCCTGAGTTCTTTTGAATTACATTTTTCAATGGCTCACAAATATCGATTGACGGAGAAAATCTCTGTTTTGAAAATCTTATTGCCATTTTCTCTGTCGGCTGTAAAATAAGAAACGAGCCGGGCTGTAAATTCATTGAGAACATTGCCCAATTCATAATTATTTCCGAAAGTCCTAATTGGCTACCTTTTGCTGTAATAACTTCCTTTGTTTTGCTGTCGGGCGATAATTCATTCATAATTTCGACATTGTATGGCGTTCTCGAATTATTCCACCGTCCCGAACTTGACGACCCACTCGGCGGCAATACGCGATAAAGTTCAGACCACTCTGCCACACCTATAAGCGGCTGTGGTTTCAGAACTTCAAATACTCCGTTCCAAAATGGCTTATCATTGTTCAGGTGGTTGTTTGCTAACAAATTTTACCTCGCCC